TCTATGTTTCATACCGTTTAACATACCACCATATAAATCTCCGATGGATGCAATGTCATTTCTTGATTTTGCCATATATATATTTATAGTAAGTATGGCAAAAAACGGAAATAAAACAGAGTTTTACTTAGGAAACCCCAATCTACCAGCAGCAGATGCTCAAATAGCGTATGAGCCGTGGATGATTAAAGAAATGAAGAAGTGTAAAGAAAATATATTATACTTTGCTGAAAAATACTTTTATATTATTAATCTAGATAGAGGACGCGAGACAATTGACCTACACCCTTGTCAGAAGCGTGTAATGAGAAAAATGAGAGATAACAGGTTTTTTATATTGTTAGCATCAAGACAAATAGGCAAGAGCACTCTAATGACTATTTATATACTTTGGTATGCGTGCTTTATGGATGATCAACGGGTTCTTCTTGTAGCTAACAAAGAAGCGACTGCTATTGAAATCTTTCAACGTGTTAGAATGGCATTTGAAGAATTACCTATATGGTTAAAGCCTGGCGTTAAAGAATACGGTAAAACATCAATGACACTAGATAATGGTAGTCGCATCGGTATTACAACTACAACTGGTACCGCTGCTCGTGGTCAGTCCGTCAACCTGTTAATTATTGACGAGTGCGCGTTCATTGAGTCACACTTAGTTGAAGAGTTTTGGAAATCCGTTTTTCCTATTATTACTTCGTCTAAAAAATCTAAAGTGTTTATATGTTCTACTGCTAATGGAACAGGTAATCTATTTCATAAGTTGTATGATGGTGCTGAAAAGGAAGAAAATGGATGGGGGTATGATAAAATCATGTGGAATGAGGTTCCTGGTAGAGACGAAAAATGGGCTGCAGTCACAAAGCAAGCTCTTGGCTCTAATGAGGCCTGGTTACAAGAATTTTGTTGCATTTTCGTTAATTCAGGTGAATCATCTATTGATGAAGAGTTATTTGCTGATATGTCAGCTAAGTGTACAGAAGCTAAGATTATACTTGAAGAAGGTAACTATAAAATTTGGGATGAACCAGACCCGGCGAGAGTGTATGTAGCTGGTGTTGATATATCTGAAGGCGTCGGTATAGATGCTTCTGTTATACAAATACTAGATATAACTGATATTAGAGATATTAGACAAGTAGCTACATATCATAATAGGCATATACCACCTCTAGAGTTTGCTAATAAATTACACACTATACTACTAAACTGGGGATCACCGCTAGCTCTGATTGAACGTAATAATTGCGGAGCTCAAGTTGTTGATAGACTTGCATTTGATGTAGGTTATGAAAAAGTTGTATCATACGGTGCTAAGGCTGCTTTAAGAGGTAGACCTCAAATGGGGATGATAGCTCACACTAACACCAAATACAAAGGTGTCATGAATATGAGATACTTTATTAACGAAACACGCTCTGTAGCTATCCAGGACCTTAATACACTTAAAGAAATGCGTGACTTCGTCAGATATCCTAACGGTACATGGAAAGCTAAGGGGGGATATCATGATGATAGAGTCATGTCATTTATGTATGCTTTGTTTATTTTAGAAAAGGAGATAACAGAAAGATATTTCGATATTCTTGAATTAGATGATCACGGCAAACCAATGACTATTGAGCCTATGGATTTTGGTGTCGCTACATTTGAGAATGCTACATCTATATATAACGATTTTGAAGTAGTAGGATTAAATAATCCATACATGACGCCTATTGTATTTGGCATGGGCGATTCAGATCAAGTAGCAGAAATAGAATATTTACAACAGGAAGGCTGGAAACTATATGGCAATTAATCAACACCAACAATCACACCTTAACAAGGCTAGAACAGATAAGTTTCTGCTTGTATTTGACATACCGCCTATATTAAAGACAATCTCAAGACCGTTAGAAAGTCAAGTTAATAATAGTAATATTATACCAGATTCTGTACAATTTTCTATTTTCGGTACTGTTGTACCTGAAATAGTTGTACCTGCAGTTGAAAATAGATACGCTGGTAACACATATTATGTATCGTCAAACTCTAAAAATTCGTACCCACCGGTAAATATTAAGTTTGCTATCGATAATCAATACAGTAATTATTGGACGATATTTCAATGGCTTAACCTGCTACACGATCAAAAGGAAGGTAGATATAATGCAAGAGATATCGAAGTAACTGGTAGTTTTAAAGATTACCAAACTAGTTTAACCATATACGGTCTTGATGAATTTGATAATAAGTGTATTAAATTTACTTACAAAAATGCATTTCCAACATCACTCAATAGTATTGACTACAACTATCAGGAGAGTGGTGAGATTGTAGCTGGTTTTGTTTTTGTGTACTCCCAACTACATATTGAACTGATCAATTACTGATAAAAGTTATCTGCAAAACCATAAATAATATTATGGCAACAAGAACAATAAATTCACCAGGTGTTGAAATTAGAGAAAAAGATCTCTCCTTAACAGCACCACCAAATGTAGGTACAAATATATTTGTAACCGGATTCGCAGGCTCAGGACCACTTGACGAAGTAATAAAAATTACAACCAGAGAAGAACTGGACCTAGTCTATGGTCCTCCTTCAAACTCTGCAGAACGTTACTTTTATTATACTGTTAACGAGCTCTTAAATTCACCTTGTAATATTTACACAACAAGACTCGCTTATGGGTCTGGTGGCGGTGTTGGCTTTGGCTCAAAGTATTCTGCACTAGTATATCCTGTAAATTTCGTTACTGACGTCATCGGCGCAGATCTTACACACAGCACTAAAACAATCGGAGCATACGCTCTATCTGCTGCCAGTATAACGTTACTTACACCTAACGGTACAACAAAAACAATCGGGTTTAGTTCTATTACATACCCTTCTACATTCGCTGTGTCAAGTGTAGATGCGTTTGCTTTTTACCCAGCAGGTACATTAACTCCAGATGTTAGTGCTGTATATAGTGCACTTTCTAGTGCTCTTACTAGTGCTTATGGTACAAATAGTGGTATTACTTTTGGTAGTGATTACACTGATCTTAGTGCGCAATCATTTTCTATTGCCTTAACTGCAGGATCAACAACTCTTAACGGTTTTACAAATAGTCCTTTTAACTTTAACTTCAATCATAGAAATGTTAGTACAAGTCTAGATACAAGCCTTAGCTCTTTATCAGGTATTGGCGGTACTTATGTATTAGGTGAGCCAACACACGTCGAATTAAACGATACAGACTATTTTGCCATCTTAGACGGCTCTGCATTTGAATGGAGCGCTACTGGCGGTGGAAAGGATAGTTTTACACAATTATCTGATCTCGCCAAAGCAGGTGTTATTATACTTAATAATGCTCAGACGACTATTAACGATCAATACGAAGGTTATTATGTTGGTATTCTTGATAATAGTAACATTAACCCTGGTACACCGTATGATGGCATTCGTTCAGTAAAAACCTTCAACGATACTGCTGTTTACACACGAGCAAATTATATTACTATACCATCTAGTACTCTGCAGTTTAACCTAACTTCAAATTACTATCTTGGCTCTTCGGATAGCGTTTCCATTCAAATGGAAAATCTTACAAACTACGACATTAACACACGTGCAGATGATGACTTACTTAGTGTTGGCGTATTTAAGTTAAGGAAGTCTATATTCGCACAGGAAGCGTTTAAGTTAGATTATGTACTTGAAGATGCAATTGTAGGTTCTGTTGATTATTACAGAACACAACTTAACCCTAGAGGCGGGCCAAATTTACCATACTTCCTTGAAGCACGTGATAGTAAATCCCGAAACGCAACGATTCTTGTTAATGACTTCATCTCAAATAGATTACAACCAGCTGGTTCAAATGTTACAGGTATTCCAAGAAAGAAAATTAGAGTACTCGCTCAACAGTTACTTACCATAGATGAAAGTATTACTTCATTAACTAGAGCTAACATTACTCAACTTTCAAGTTCACTTGGATTTGGTGATAGCTTATATGGATTAGGTGCATATACCAACGTATCGTTTAAAGATAAGTCTCTAGGTCAAATCTCGCAGAAGGTGAGACGTGCTCTTGATGGTGTACGCAATGATGATATCTACGACATTGATGTGGTGTTAGAAGCCGGTCTTGGCACTATTGCAGTTGCTAAAGCTGCTTACGCTATCGATAATGCGTCGACACCAAATATAGATAACTACGACGAGTATAACTACAACACAACGCTTAAAGCGTATATGGAGTCTCTTAGAACTTCAAATGCACTAAACGCAACAGGTGAAACTGTGAGAGCTTTATATCACGACATCTTCAATACCTTTGAATCGTTCTGCTCACCTCCTTATGATGGAGGCGGTAGAGGAGATTGTATCTTTATTGCAGATACACTACGTCATATCTGCGTTACAGGTAAAGATACTAAGGTATTGTCAGATAAGGTTAATAGAAACTTCCAAAAAGATATATATTGGGCGATCAGGCATCAATTTGAACTAGCTAATACTTCTTACGCTACTGTTTATGCTAACTGGTGTAAAATATATGATTCATATTCAGGTAGGTTTGTATGGGTACCGTTTTCTGGGTTTGCTGGTTCTACAATTGCAAATTCTGAAGCATCTACATATCCGTGGATAGCGCCAGCTGGTTTCACTAGAGGTCTTATATCCTCAAGTAACGATATTGCAATTAATCCAAATCAAAAGCAAAGAGACGAGCTATACAAGTCAAATATTAACCCTGTTGCGTTTTTCCCATCACAAGGTCAAGTAGTATTTGGTCAAAAAACTCTTCTTAAGAGACCAAGTGCGTTTGATAGAATTAATGTCCGTCGTTTATTCTTAGCTCTTGAGAGACCAACAAAGAAGGCTTCACAGTTCTTCGTATTTGAACCAAATACAACGTTTACAAGAACAAGAATTATAAACACACTTACACCGATATTCCAAAAAGCAAAGGCTACGGAAGGTCTTTATGACTTCTTAATCGTGTGTGATGAAAGAAACAATACTCCTGAAGTAATTGATAACAATGAACTTGTTGTTGATATCTATATTAAACCGGTAAGATCTGCTGAGTTTATTCTAGTTAACTTCTACGCAACTAGAACAGATGCTAACTTTACAGAGATAATTGGAGCATAACTCAATTAAAAGGATTTAGGCTCACAGTGAGCCTAAATCCTCACTTAATTTAACAAAAACAACTAAATAATTATATATGGCAACAACAATTGAAAATTTCATGGAGAACGCTAGCACTAAACAATTTGCTCGTGACTTTCTATTTCGTGTTACACAAATTACAATCGCAGGTACAGATTTTTCTGGTGATGATGATTTAATTTATGCTAAATCTGCGGTATTACCAGGTAGAGCAATCGAGAACAAAACAGTAAACTACGTAGGTCAGCAGTTTAATCTTCCAGGTAAGTCTACATATACTAACTCAGAAAGTTATTCTATTGACTTCTACCATGAAGAATCTATTGCTTTGCGTAGGAAGTTTGAAGACGCTTCTAGATATGTTTTCGATAACGAGATATCTTATGGAGACATAGCGATGCCTGGTGAAGGCGATAGAATAACACTTGAAGTACTTGATCGTTCTCTTAACGCAACAAGTACAATAGACTTAATCGGCGCTTCTATTCGTGATATAGGCGCTGTTACACATAATATTGCTGAAGGTACAGGTGATGTCCTCTCCTTTCCGGTGACCTTCTCTTATCACTTCTACAGAATAAAATAATTTTAAAGTGATTGTATTTTAAAAAGCTACGGTATTTTAAATACCGTAGCTTTTTTTGGTATAAATAAATATATGCCTGACTTAATACCAGAATTTCTAGAAAAATATTCTAGCAAGACTAATAAAACCTTCCACGTACCGTTACCCTTCCAGTGGACAGTTAGTATTACAGAGGACGAGAAGCTCTATGACGCTATTGATGAAGTTCTAAAAGATGTTGATCTTGGCAGGTGGGAGACATTCAAAAGTGAAAAGTGGCGTAGTGGTGGCGATGCTGGTAATATATTAGTTGCTCAAGAAGTTTCAATTCCATCTGAATCTTTTCAAGCTGTTGTTTTAGGTCATCCAAACCGCGGAGGTTTTATGCCGGGGTATGGTGTAGCGGAGCGAACAGATTTTCTTTCGCGTAATTTAGTGATAAATTTTCTTGAAACGGGTATAGATATTGAGACACACTTATTCAGACCGTGGACTATTGCTCTAGGCTCGGCAGGATTACTTAACACTAAATTACGTGCCAATATTAACGTGAGAGAGTATAATAGAGATCTTTCTCTACGAAAGTCGTACAAGTTTAAAAATGTGTTTCCAACAAATTGTGAAGGATACACACTTACATATAGCGATAGGGAGTTTACAATAAAATCTGTTACATTTGGATATAGTACATATGAACTAGAATCCTAGATCGACTACGTAGGAGATATAAACATAAATATTGGTGGCAATCTTGTTTAAACTATATATAATAACTAATGTTTAGTGTTGTACTACCTTATGCTAATAAAGATTTTAATATAGTAAAGATATCTTTCTCGCAAATATTTGAGATATCTAGATTGATTGATAATAATGACGATGTAGGATTTATTACATATATAGAGGATCATTTTGGTATCTCTAGTCTATGTGTAATAGATAAGTTTTTTGTCTTACTAAAAGCTCGTGAATTATATATAGATGAAACCTTATCTCTAGTAGTCGAAAACAATAACTTAAAACTACCACTGAAGTCTTTATCGGATAAATTATATGACATTGGTAATTACGAACAAGTAATCGTTGATAATAACATCAAAATAAAAATAGATGTGCCACATAATTTTCTTTTTTCTGGTAATTTGAGCTTATATGATAATATCATAAAGCAGATACAAATAGACAGTACTATTATTAATTTTAATGAGCTAAAACGTGGTGATCAACACCACGTTTTAACGTCACTACCATCCAGTGTGTTTAAACATTTAAAAGCCTTTGTTAACAACATCAATGTTGAAGTTATTTTATATGAAGGAAAATCTTCTATAAATATAAAGAGACTAAGTGTTAATTTTTTAACCATGGATCCTTTTTTACTGATAAAAAGTCTATATAGTGATTATTCTCTACATAGCTGTCGTGAGATATTATTTTATTTATCAAAACGCATATCTAGTAGCACGCTTTTAAATTCACCTATGACAGACATTAAGTTTTATCTTGAGGAATCCTCTAAAGAAAATAATAAGTCGGGTAATAGTGGTAATATTAACGATATAGTGTAAATATTGGTATGTCAGATACCAAAGATACCAAAGATACTAACGTAGCAACTTTTTTACAAAAACTCGGAAATATTAAAGCAGAGTATGTAAGTGCTTTTTTACCATCTAAGAAAACAACACTAAAACTAAAACCTTTAAATTTAAGACAGCAAAAAGACATTATTTCTAGTGTAGCGGATGGAGTAGCTGGTATGATATCATTTACACGTATTTTAAATAATGCTATTATTGATGCGACAGGAGATGAAACAGTTAAAATTCAAGATAGGGCGCCTCTGACTATTGCACTACGCGCTAGCGCTCTTGGAGATACTTATAAAGATGGAGAAAAAACTATTAGTCTTGTTCAAATTCTTAATACATATAAAACTTACACTCCAGAGTTTAAAGATGAAGATGTTGTTACACATAATGGCATTACTGTTAATGTATCTATACCTACACTAAAAGAGGAGAACTTAACTATTAAGAAGCTCGAGGAAGAAATTAAGCGTAACGGTGAAAAAAATAATACTAAGAATCTTGGAAGCATTTATATATATGAAATTATTAAATATATTCAATCAATAAAAATTGATGATATTGAAGTAGATTATACATCTCTTAAAGTAAAAGAGAAGATTGAGATTATTGAAAACCTACCTTTAATTTTGAATAAAAAAATTATTAACTTTATTGAGTCTATTCGTAAAGAAGAGCGTGAGATTCTTACTGTTGATGACGTAACCGTCGAGATTAATCCTAGTTTCTTTGATGCTGAATAAATACTTATGTGTTAAGTAATTCACAGACATCACCTGACGCAGCATTAATGCTGAGTGCACTTAGAGAAGCTTCAGCAGCTACAGACGAAGCTGTAGGCTTACCGGAAGATGAGCTTGATCGGTTAAGGAATAATAATATTATACCTAAAAGTAGAGAATTGGAGAGTGATGTCGATCCAGTTCTAACAGGTAATGAAAAAAGAAGAGCTTATAACTTTGGACAAGAATTAGCTAGATCATTTTATGATTTCGCACAAAAGCATAAAGAGGATTCTAAAGAAAAGACACTTATACAGTCAAAAGCTGCAAATGTAAAAGAAGCATCTTCAGGTAATGAAAACCAGATAGGTAATATAGATAAAAGCAAGATTGGATTTTGGGCTAAATTAATTGCTGCAACTATTATTATAGGAATGCTTATATGGAATTATTTTGGTCCTATTGGCGCTGATATATCTAAATTTATTACAAAATTACCTCAATTCCTTAAAGACAGTGTCAGCTTTAAAGGTTTATTTAAATTTTTAAGTGAAACAAAAATAGGTAAAGCTGTAAGTGAATTTATAGCGCCTATAAGTAAACTTTTTACCAGCATTAAAGCATTTTTCGGTATAGGTACGAAAGCTACTACGGAAATTGTAGAAGGAACTAGTAAGTTAAAAGGATTTACAGGTATATTGAAAGCAGCTACTTCGACAATAGGTAAATTTTTATCCAGATGGATTAGGAGACTTCCTATAATAGGTGGTATACTTGGTATGGTATACGCGTATAAAAGTTTTGAAGCAGGTAACTGGGTAAGAGGTACAGTTGAGATGTTATCAGCTGTATTATCCTTCTCCGGCGTTGGATTACCAATTTCCTTAATTTTGGACGGTGCATTATTAATATATGACTTAATGAAGGCTGAAGGATCTAGTGAAGTCGCTGCATCTAGCACCGCTATGAAAGTCGGTATTGGTACATCACGAGCCTTATTACCACTCCTTACCAAGACAGGCTCTAAAATAGGCCTAAAGCTAGGTAAAGTATTAAAGTTTATACCGTTTATAGGAGGATTATTTAATTTTGCTAGTGCATACCTACGCTTTCAAGAGGGTCAGTGGTTTAGAGGTACACTTGAAATTATTGCTGGTATAGCAGCCTTATCAGGAGTAGCATCACCATTAGCATGGGTAATAGATGGAGCACTTATTCTTAGTGATTTAATTGAACCTAAAGTAGGAGCAGAGGTCGCAGGTGGCGCCGCTGCTAAAGGCGTTGTATTAGGTGCATCTATATTACCTTTACTTACAAAGTTTGGCCTAAAAATTGGTACAAAATTACTAAAAGTATTAAAATTTATACCGGTAGTAGGTGCTTTAGCAAATTTTGCATTGTCGTATATACGTTTTAAAGAAGGTGATTGGCTAGGTGGAATATTTGAACTTATAGCCGGTATTGCTGCATTTATACCGGGATATGGTACAGCGGTCGCGTATATTATAGATGGTGGTTTAATTCTTTATGATCTACTTAAATCTGATAAAGCACAAACATCAGAAGAACCTAAAAAAGGTAAGATCCAGCCTGGTGTTTGGGATAAACTAAAAAGCTGGGTAGGTACAAAGCTAATAAATTCATTATGGTATACTCCTGGTGTTTCGAGCTTACTCTATATCGGTAGAGGAATATCTAAGCTAGTTAATGGAGACTTTAGAGGTGGTTTACTTGATTTAGCTAGTTCGTTACTTGCGGTTACCGGCGGCAAACTGTTAGTTGATTTTGTACTCAACGCCCTAGGAATAATTGAGAGTACAGAAAAGACAGTAACCTCAGAAGTATCTACGAGTACTAACACTGTTGGTATTTTTGATAAACTAAAAAGCTGGGTAGGTGTAAAGTTTGTAGGTGCGTTGTGGTATACTCCCGGTGTTTCGAGCTTACTCTATATCGGTAGAGGAATATCTAAGCTAGTTAGTGGTGACTTTAAAAGCGGCTTACTTGATTTAGCTAGTTCGTTACTAGCGTTAACTGGTGGAAAGCTGTTAGTTGACTTTATCTTAAATGCTTTAGGTTTGATTGAGAGTCCGGAAAAGATAGCAACACCTGAAGTATCTACAAGTACTAGCACCAGTGGTATTTTCGATAAATTAAAAAGCTGGGTTGGTACAAAGCTAATAAATTCTTTGTGGTATATTCCTGGTATTTCAAGTCTACTCTATATCGGTAGAGGAATATCTAAGCTAGTTAAAGGAGACTTTAAAGGCGGTTTACTTAATTTAGCTAGTTCGTTACTAGCGTTCACTGGTGGTAAGATGTTAGTTGATTTTGTACTCAACGCTCTAGGAATAATTGAGAGTACAGAAAAAACTGCTGAGCCTAAATCATTAAAAGCTAATACAGTTAATGCTGATAATATTATATCTAAGTTAATTGAAGGTGTTATTGGGTCATTAATATCTGTAGTAAGTGGTATATTTAATTGGATAGGTACGTTAAAAGATAAACTCGCTAATGCACTAGAAGGTGTTAAAGCAGCTGCAGGTAGTGTATATGAA